TCAAAGAGATGGAAATGATTTTGAAATTTATTTAGATAAGGGTCGCAACTTTAAAGGTATACCTTTAACAGAATCAGTTAATCCAGCACTTACAAAAGATTGGTGGAGCGATACTTTAGAAAAAGATGTTAAACGATTATTTACTGAATTGAGAACAGGAAAAAGATTGAGGGTATTTGATTTTGATGACACACTAGGAAAAATGAATGCTATTATATATGTAAAACATAGCGATGGAACGAATTCAGAATTATCTCCTTCAGAGTTTGCCGTATACGAGCCATTACCAGGGGATGATTTCGATTTTTCAGATTTCGATAAAATTATAAAACAAGCAACTCCAATAACACGGAATGTTGAAGCATTTAAAAAAGCGCAGGGTGATAGAGGAGCAAAGACAACTATATTAACTGCTAGATCTATAGCATATCCAGTCAAGCGCTGGCTAGAAAAAGAACATGGAATAAAAAATGTTTATGTAGTAGCATTAGGGTCTGCAGACCCAATGGATAAAGCTAGATGGATAGAAGACCAAATTAAAAAAGGATATGATGACATTTATTTTATAGATGATTCCGTAAAAAATGTAGCAGCAGTAAATAGTTTAGAAGCAAAATATCCGGATGTTCGAATTGATGTTGAATTAGCAGAAGGGTATGAAACTCCCAAAGGAGCTAAAGCTCATATTCAAAAAATAAGAAAATTGAGAAAATATTTAGATGCAGATGCAGATCAAAAAGGATTTGTATATGATTTTGATAAATTTCCTAAAACAGTATTTGGAACTAAATATATAAATGAAGGTGGATTAGCTGGACATATGGATCATCCTTACGATCGTCATGATTTAACTTTTAATGATATGAAAGAAATTATTGCAAGAGCATTACAAGGACGATTAGATATCGAAAAAGCAGTAACTGAAAAAACAGACGGCCAAAATATTTTTATGACTATTAAAGACGGCCAAGTAAAATTTGCTAGAAATAAAGGAGAAAGAGTTAATCCGTTAACTGTAAAAGAATTACAATCTAAATTTGCTGGAAGAGGAGATTTGTCAGATGCTTTTGGAGAAGCCGGCAACGATTTATCAGCAGCATTTTTAAAAGTAAATCCAGAATTATTAAATAGTATTTTTCAAAATGGAAAGATATTTGCAAATATGGAGATAATATTTCCTGCAACAAAAAATGTTATTTCATATGATATAGCCGCATTGCAGTTTCACAATTTAGTAGAATATGATGCAAATGGAAATGTTGTACAAACAGATATGACAGGAGGAAATGTAGTACAAAAAGCAGTAGAAGAAGCAAATGCTGATTTACAAAAAACATTTAATCTTATTCCACCACATAAAATAAAAATAGGCCCATTAGAAGACTTTCAAGATTATCAAGATGCATTATTTAATGAATTAGATCAATTAAAGACTCGGTATGGATTACAAGATAATGATAATGTAGTTGAATATCATACAGCATGGTGGAAAGAAATAATTAAACAAAAAGCTCAAGAATTAGGATATGATATTTCAAATGACATATTAGACATATTAGTAAATAGATGGGCATTTAATAATAAAAGTACACGTATTACAAATGTAATGAAACAAATTGATAGTCCTGAATTTTCAGAATGGGTAACAAAATTTGATCAAAAAGATTTTAAAAAATATCAAAAACAAAATATGGAACCATTTGAATCTATATTCTTAAAATTGGGTGCAGAAGTATTAAAAAATGCAACAAATTTCTTAGCTGCAAATCCAAATAATGCTGTCCAACAAATTAGAAAAGACTTATCCACTGTAATAAAAGATTTACGAGCTACAAATGATATTAGAAAATTAGATGCATTAAAAACACAATTAAAAAGAATACAACGGCTAGGCGGATTTGATAAAATAGTCCCAAGCGAAGGTATTGTTTTTACATACGGAGGAAATACATATAAATTAACCGGCGCATTTGCTCCTATAAATCAGATATTAGGAACATTAAAGTATTCTAGATAATATTTATATAAAATAAGGTATAAAACAATGGCCAAAAAGTATAAAAAACCAGAAAATAAAAAACACAAACCCAGAAAAGATCTAAAAGATTATACTGGGCCAGAAGTGGAAGGAATGGTTATAGACGCCACCGGCAAACCAATTCCTGGAGGTCCACGAAAAATTAAATATGATGATATTCTTCATGACGAAGGTATGGTTCATAAAACCAAAGAGTCTGATATAGCATATCCAATAAAAGATTTACAAGATGGAGATCCAAAATTGCCTAAACATGCTGAAAAAGTTTTTGATAAAAATGTAAAAGCAGATGCTGATGATTTTATTGAGACAATGAGTAAAATAGATGGAGGATATACTTCACGATTAAAGAAATTAACTAATGAACAAAAAGAAAGATTAGTTAGAGAAATAGTAAAAAGAAAAGTTCGTAAATTTATTATGGAAGCAGAAGAATTAGAAGACGCAGAAACAATAGAAGAACCAGCGTCAGATGCTCCTCCACCACCAGCGGCACCACTACCACCACCCGTTGAAGAACCCCCAGCAGAAGGACCAGTTCCACCTGTTGGAGACGAACCACCCGCAGAAGATGAACCACCCGCAGAAGATGAACCACCCGCAGAAGAAGTTCCGCCGACTGATGACGGAGAACCAGAAGGCCTTGGATGGAAACAAACTTATGAAAAACAAGTAAAACAACTCCCACCAACAAAACAAATCGAAACATTATTAGGATCAATTAATAGTGTATTAAGTGAATTACCACCCGATGCTAAATTGAGAAGATGGAAATGGGTTGAGCGAGTTGCAAAAAAGATTCAACGAAAAGTATCTTAATAAAAGGTAAATTATATGTCAAAGAAGTTACAAAATATGAAAGCCGTACGGCAGATGCTGGATGGCACGCACAAATTTCAAACAAAGAAAATAACAGGATTTTCGGATGCCAAAGAAACAGCAGAAAGAAATAAAAAACGAGAGATAGGAGATATTTGGGAAGAAAAAGATCCAAGATCCGGATCTATATACGTTATAGAACAATGTCAAGGATTTCGAACTAAAAAACCAAAAAATTCAATAGCAAAAGAAATCAGAGAATATTTAAACTCATATCCTAATTGTAGCCCAGATTGTAAAACTACAACTTATAATCATTTAGATAAAAAAATGAAAAAGATACACGGAATGTGTTTTGATTGTGTTATACAAATGGAACACGAATTACGAGTAAATGGAAAATATGAAGAATATGAAAAAAAACGAATTCGTGCTAATGCAGAATCTTGGTTAAAAGATGCAGAACAAGACGTTCAGGCATTAAAAACTGCATTTACCGAAGCTCAACAATATGTAACAAATGCAGACGGCTTAACTGAAACATGGGCTGCACAAATGACACCGGAAGAATTTGAAGAAAAAGTAGAAGCCCAATGGGAAGAGTTTAAAAAAGATTTTTTATCTAACTTAAATGGAGAAAAAGTAAATGAAGACGATTAAAAAATATTGGAAATTAATCGTAGGAGCAATTGTTGCTCTATTTGGTTTAATATTTGTAATATCAAGAAAAAGCACTGCAAGAAAATTAGATAAAACAGATAAGGAACTTGATGATAATAATAAAACAATTGATTACATATCAGGTAAATTAGAACGTATTAAAGAAGAAGAAAAAGTAGCAAAAGAACATGTTCAAAAATTAAAAAAAGAACTGATAGTTGCAACTAAGAAAAAAAATGATATAGTTACCGAAAAACGAACAACCGAAAAGGCAAAGGAAAATATATTGAAAAAAATTCGGAAATGAAAAAATTTTTTATTATATTATTAATATTACCAATACTATCGTTTTCACAAACGGTTGATACATGCTTTACGGAAGAACAAATACATGATATATCAGAAACATTAGATTCATTATATTCTTTAGATTCTATAAATAATGATATTATAACAAAACAAAATAAATTAGTATCTAGTTTAGAACATTTAAATGAATTAGATTCCTTACAAAAAGCATATTATCAACAGCAGGTTAATTTATTAAATAAAAATATTAATTTGTATATTGAACGGGAACAACTTATAAAACCAAAATGGTATGATAATAAAATAATTTGGTTTAGTGCTGGTATATTAACTACGGTATTGACCGGAAAGTTAATAGTAGAAGTGGTTCAATAATATGTCACAACAAAATATAAAAGAAATAATACAACTGCAGTACACGAAATGTGCTAAAGATCCTGTATATTTTATGCGACAATTTTGTTATATTCAACACCCGTTAAAAGGAAAAATCAAATTCGATTTATATGACTTTCAAGAATCTACCTTAAGTGATTTTCGTGACAATAGACACAATGTAATTCTCAAATCTAGGCAATTAGGCATTTCAACATTAACAGCTGGGTATGCACTTTGGTGTATGTTATTTAATGAAGATTTCAATGTACTTGTTATTGCAACAACACAAGATGTAGCAAAAAACTTAGTAAGTAAAGTT